TGTTACAGTAGGAAGCACAGCAGATTTTGTTAACAAGTTTGGAACAGTAGATCCAGAAAGATTTGGACCGTACGCTGTAGATGCATTTCTTTCGAACAGAACTGCTTTGACATACGTTAGAGTACTGGGTGCTGGCGCGAATGAGACCGCCGCTGATATAACAAATACACAGAACACAGGGACCGTCTTAAACGCCGGGTTTAAAATTGAACCTATTATTTCTGATTCACCAATGAGTGCATCGGACAGTTCAGTCCAGTTCATCGTTGCGCGTCACGATGTATCCGCGTCAGCAGATTATTCGTTCCCGCAGTTTACAGACAACCCTTCATTTGATCCAGGGAACACTGGCGACAAGGTTGACCTTGTTCGTGCTGTTGTTTTAACGGCATCAGGCTCACGCTTACAGGTTCTCGACATCGGAGAGACTTGGGGCAATGAGCTCGATCAAAACGCTGATCTAAAGAACGATTCAAGCCACGCTGCGAACCTTTGTTTTGCTCTGGCAATTTCGTCTTCGGCTGGTGCTGCTTTTACTAACGAATACCTTGATCAGGCTGGTGCGGGTGTTAAGATTGTTACTGCTTCGTTGAATCCGACACATCAATCATACATTACCAATGTTCTGAATACTGACCCTCTGAAGTTCGCTGAAGAGAAGCACTTGCTATATCTCGACTTCGCGGTTGAAGATGAGTTGGCTTCTGTAGATGTTAACGCAGCACCAGCTGTAAGTGTCCTGTCAGGATCTAACAACGTGGTTACAACTGCTCTAACTGGCAATGCTGCCAAAGCTTTGAATGCGTTTGGTCGATTCGACACAAGGTTTAGAACACCGAAATCACCTGCGATTATTTCACAGCCCTATGGAAAGAAAGAGCACGATTTGTTCCACTTCGAGACGCTTTCAGATGGTGAGTGGGGTAATGACAAAGTCAAGATCACCATAGCTAATATTAAGGCGTCGACAAACGACAACTACCCTTACCCAAGCTTCGAGGTTCAAGTACGTCGCTTTGATGATTCCGATCTTGATCAGCAAGTCTTAGAGGCATTCCCAGGATGTGTCCTTGATCCAGACTCAGATAACTTTATCGGTAAGAAAGTCGGTGACTACAAGGCACGTTACAACTTCGACGCCACGAACGCGGCTGAAAAGAGAATCATCGTTACCGGTCGTTATCCAAACGTCTCAAATTTCGTGAGAGTTGTTCTTAACGATGCAGTCTATAACAAGACCCTTCCAAGAGACGCATGTCCTTTCGGGTTCCGCGGCGTTCCGGTAATCAAGACTTCTGACGCGATGACAGATCGCCTCCATACAGGTCTCGAGCTCGACGGTATAACTTATGGTCAGGCAGGAGCGTCTCTTCAAAGGTTGTGGGGTGCTGATAAGTTAACCACTAGATACGCACTAACCGGTTCAATCGTTCCTCCGCTACCTCTTCGTTACAAGGTAACGCGTGGTGATGCAAAGGATGGCTGGTTCTCAGGTTTCCCTGGAGAGAAAGAGCTTGTTGATAAGCGTCTCAACTGGGGTGTTAAGTACGAGCGTTGTCCAGAAACCGGAAGTATTGCAAACGCGAATCAGAACGTTAACGCTTCTAGCGTTCTCAACCCTCTAGTCCGTGCGTACTCTAAGTTCCAAGGGCTAGCAGAGATTGGCACTATTCTTACTGGCTCTGGCGCTGATGCCTTTAACGCTAACAAGTTTACTCTTGCTAGAGTGGTTCTTGCAGGTACTGGCTCTACCGCCTCGACGCTGCTAGACAACCTAACCGGATCCGCTCCAGAACATATGCTTGAAGCTGCGTACATCAGAAACGGTGTACCGGACTCCAAAGACTACACGATCATGGATCCGGATCTTTCTGATTACGGCAGAATTACTCTAGCGACTCTAATCCAGAGTTCATCAGTGAAGTTTAACCGCTTCACACCGTACACTGCTTTCAACATTCCAGTATTCGGTGGGTTTGACGGTGTTAATATCTTAGACAAAGATATGAGATACATGAACGATAGAGCGGCATCGACAGATGATACCTCGAGCGTTGATGGTCAGATCGGAAAGGCCGCGTCTGGTTTCAGCGCTGGTACAATCGGTCTGAGGTCGAACCCAGGCGGTACTGGACGAAAGAACAACAGCATTGCTTCTTACAGAGAAGCCGCGACGATTATTACTGATCCCATGTCTACAAGGATTAACATCCTAGCAATTCCTGGAATCAGGGACTCATATGTCACGGATTGGGCCGCAGAGAGAACGAAGGACTACTCTATGGCTATATACCTCATGGATATTCCTGCGTGGTCTGAAGCCCAAGCACGTCTATTCCTCACTGAGGACCGCGAAGCTATCGCGTCTGCATCGATTGCGTGGCCTGATGTTAGAGAAACAGCTGAGCAGTTTGAGTCCAGAGTGTTTGATAATAACTACTCTGCGACGTACTTCCCAGATGTGTACATCACCGACAAGACCACTGGAAGCAGAGTAAGAGTTCCCGCTTCTGTGGCTGCTATTGGAGCTTTGGCTTACAACGATTCAGTCGCATACCCGTGGTTCGCTCCGGCAGGTTTCAACAGAGGTGGCCTTGACCAAGTCAAGAACACAGACATTAGGTTGACGGCTGGTGATAGAGACACGCTATACGACGCAAGGATCAACCCGATTGCAAACTTTGCTGATGGTAGCTTCGTAATCTTCGGTCAAAAGACTTGCCAGCTCGCTCAAAGCGCGCTTGATAGAGTTAACGTCCGTCGAATGATGCTAGAGTTGAAGCGACAAGTTGTATCCGTTGCCGATAAGATTCTATTTGAGCCTAACACTCCTGCGACCAGAGCTCGTTTCGTTAATTCTGTTACACCGCTCCTGGCTACCATACAGTCTCAGCAGGGTATTGAGTCTTTTAGAGTCGTGATGGATGATACCAACAATACTCAGGAAGACGTTGAGAACAACAGACTGAACGGTCGCATTGTTGTGGTGCCAACAAGGGCTATCGAATTTATTGCTATAGATTTTGTCATTACAAACAGTGGCGTAGACTTCCAGTAGTATAGTTAAGAAATGAAACAGGAGATTATCAGAAATGGCTGAACTTACCTTTAAAAGTCCGGGAGTGTCCACTAGAGAGATTGATCTTTCTGGCCCAACCCAAACGGGACCGAGTGGAATTCCTGCTGGTGTAATCGGAACCGCCAAGCAAGGTAGAGCATTTGTTCCGATCACTGTCGCAACATTTGCCGACTTCATTGCGGAGTTTGGAGATGTAGAGACAACGCTCTTTGCTCCGATGGCAATGAGACAGTGGTTAAGTTATGCAAATGCTGGAACTTTCGTTCGAACCCTCGGTGCTGGTGACGGAAAGAAGAGAACTTCTACGGGCGCAGTAACAAACGCTGGGTTCGTTGTTGGGTCGCAAACTATCCAAACAAACGGTGCTATCGGAAAGAACGGTTATGCTGGATCGACTACAATAAACCCCGGAGCTCTTGGTAGGGCGCACTTCCTGGGTGTCATTATGTCTCAATCAAATGGCTCCGATGTGTTCACAGATGCTGGACTTCAAGCTGTACAACCGATTCTCAGAGGTGTTCTCCTGGCACCCTCTGGTGTCAACCTTGCGTTGAGCTCTTCAAGATACGAGACCACCAATAACCTTCCGCTGGGTGCACCCACTGCGAACAACTACGCTGCAAATTTCGCGTTCGGCACCGGCGCGGCCCAAGATGCTGGTTCAACGCTTGGTGCTGTTAACATCGGAGGTGGTCGCCAAGAGTTCGTGATTTTACAGAATGGTCACACTCACACTGACAGCTATCCAACTGTCATTACAGCGTCTTTTGATGTTGATGCTCCAAATTACTTTGGTAACATTCTAAACACTGATCCTACGAAGACAGAGCTAGCAGGTCACTGTCTGTATGCTCAATTCAACGTTCCTCCCGCGTTTGCGGTATGCTCAGGCTCATTGCGGATGGTCTCGACCTACAGTGCGTCTTTCGACGGTGTTAAAGAGGGTGTCACAATAAAGAACGAAGAGATTGCATTCCTCCTGACCGGTTCAGCAGGCAGAAACACAGGGACTACAACGAAGCCGAACTTTGAAGCCTTTACAGACAGGTTCCGGACTGCAAAGTTCCCGACTATAATTTCACAGGAATTCGGTGGTCAAAACAAAGACTTATTTACCGTTCACTGTCTTGATGATGGAGCGATTGGTAACCACCGAGTTAAGATCTCTGTTGAGAACATTGTCAAGTCAACGAACGTAAACAATAAGTACGGCACGTTCGATCTGCTCGTTAGAGATTTCTACGATACCGATGCTGAGCCGAAAGTTTTGGAGCGGTTTGTTAAGTTAAGCCTTGATCCTAATAACGAACGGTACATTGCTAGAGTGATTGGTGACTACAATATCTTCTACGATTTTGACAAGCGTGCTGGTGGCCAGAAGCTTGTTGTAGAAGGAAGTTATCCGAATGCTTCGAATTACGTCAGAGTATCTCCGTCAGTAGACATGGAGCGTGGCACACTTCCTGCAACTGCTTTACCGGTAGGTTTCCGAGGAGTACCTCACTTGGTGACGTCTGGATCATCTATATTCGCAGATCCAACTGCTTATGATGTCACAAGCGTTCTTGATGATGCTGAAGTCGCCGCGCAGCTGGTCCAGCCCCCGGTTCCGATGAGAAGAACTGTCGCTCAAGGTCTTGCGCCAAGAAAGAGAGTTAACTCATCCCTATACTGGGGTATCCAGCACGAGAAGCTGCAGAGTGTGGCACAGCCCAACTCTTCGACCACACTGGACGCCTCAATCGATTCATACGGATTGTACTTCCCGACTTGGGACGTTGTGAACCAAGCAGCAATGGTTGGAGCTAATCCTGGCGTTGCTGATAATGATGGAACAATCTACGATTGTGATAGATTCAATAACAACAAGTTCTCACTTGAGAAAATTCAGGTCATCACCAATTCTAGTGACGAAGCCGATGCTCAACAGTGGGCCGCTGCTACCTACAGAAGGAAGGGTCTCGCTGAGGCGACAATGAATGACATTGATGGTAGTTCGTCGTCATCTACACGACTGCTTAGCGTAGAGAAAGACTTTGGTCTCTCGACTGCTCGTCCGTTCCTTAAGTTCACCATGATCGCTCAAGGTGGCTTCGACGGTCTAGACGTCTTCAATGAAGAAAGGGTCAAGATGACCTCTCCAGCCGTCAGAAGAGAAATGACATATGAGAACCAAGGTCTCATTGCTGGACCTACTGTGGCGGCTTACAGGAAGGCTCTAGATGTTATGGCTGAGAGATCAGACGTAGACATCCAGTTGTTGGCGATTCCAGGCATTCGTCACAGCGGAGTTACTGATTACGCGATCACAACCGTCGAGAATAGATTTGATGCAATGTACATCATGGATATCGAGGTTGAAGACGTTCTTGGTAATATCGTCTCCGGGTCCGATCAAGATGTCAGTGTTACAAACACTGCAGCAACTTTCGCGGCAAGAAATCTAGATTCAAGCTTCGCGGCTGCATACTTCCCCGATGTTGTAATGACAGATCAAACATCAGGTGCTGCTTCTTCTGCTCCACCAAGTGTAGCGGTTCTTGGGGCTTTCGGTCTAAATGACCAAGTTGCCTTCCCATGGTACGCCCCCGCCGGCTTCACCCGCGGCGCTCTGAAGAACGTAGTAGAGACACAGGTCAAGTTGAACAGAACAAATCTTGATACTCTCTACGAAGTAGACATCAACCCGATTACGTCGTTCCCACAATCACCAGAGGTTGTCGTGTTCGGACAAAAGACTCTTCTAGCCGCCCAAAGTGCTCTAGACAGAGTTAACGTACGACGACTCTTGATTGATATCCGTCGGCAAGTTAGAAAGATTGGCGATACATTCTTGTTCGAGCCAAACAGGGAGTCCACGCTGGCAAGGTTCTCAGCAGCGGTTACTCCGGTCTTAACTAGAATTCAACAGCAACAAGGCCTTGAGCGGTTCAAGGTTCAGATCGATACCACAACGACTACTCAAGCTGATATCGAAAACAACACTGTAAGAGGTAAGATCTTCTTGCAGCCAGTACGTTCTGTCGAGTTTATCTCACTCGACTTTGTTGTAACGAACGCTGGTTTGGACATATAATCTGAGAACGATATAGTTAGTAATAACAAGGAGTAACAAAGATGCCAGAGACACTATCAGTTACCGACATGCTGCCGAACAAGTTTGAGCCGAAAAGAAAGTTTCGGTGGGTGTTCGCTATTGAGGGTATTGACGCATTTCTTATTAAGACGGCTGCCCGTCCTACCATGAACACTGCCGAGATCGAAATTCCATATATGAACGGTCAAAGGTATATCGCTGGTAAGACGAAGTTTGACGCAGTTTCAGTGACCCTTCACGATCCAATCGCTCCGTCAGGTGCGCAACAAGTTATGGAATGGGTCCGTACTCATTACGAATCTGTTTCTGGACGTGGTGGTTACGCGGATTTCTACAAGAGAGATTGTCAGCTTAAGCTTCTTGACCCTGTCGGGACAGTCGTAGAGCTTTGGGACATGAAGGGTTGTTTCCTAACGTCTGCCGGTTTTGGTGACTTGGATTACGGCTCAGAAGATCCTGCAGAAATCGCTCTTACGATCCGTTTCGATAACTGCGTCCTTCAGTACTAATAAACATCTAGTCTCAGATTGTTTGCTAAGCTTCGGCTTACGAAAAGCCCTCCTTTACGGTGGGCTTTTTTGTTTTATTTTTATAGGTGAACGTTTACACACACTTCGTACTTCTTTAAGATGTTAATACGTAGTATGTACGAATACGAATAACCGGAGCATTAAATGTCAAACGAAAATGAAAGAAGCGAAATCTTTGGTTCCATGAAGGAACATATGCCTACCCATAACGTCATGAGAGACGATTTTGGGTTTGAAGTCCCCGTTGAGACCGTTCCGCTCCCGTCTGGCGGTAAGTGCTATGACCAAGATCATCCGCTTCACGGAAAAGAGACGGTTGAGATTAGAGCAATGACTGCTAGAGAAGAGGATATTCTCACCTCAAAGGCGCTGATTAAGAAAGGTACTGTGATTAGCCATCTGATTAAGTCATGTATGATCGACAAAAGAGTTGATCCTGACACACTTTTGGCAGGTGACAGAAACGCTTTGATGGTTGCGCTTAGAGTGACGGGCTACGGCGCAGAGTATAAGGTGGAAGTTGATTGCCCTGCGTGCAGCGAGAGATCAAAACATTCCTTCAATTTAGGTGAGCTGCCTATTAAGACTCTTGATCTAGATCCTATTGCTGAAGGTCAAAATGTTTTCGAGACTACGCTACCAGTTACTAAGGCTAAGATTAGGTTCAAGCTTCTAACAGGTCACGATGAGCAGGAGATTATGACGATCTCCGAACGTCGTAAGAAACAAGGTCAAAGAGCAGAGAATCTTGTTACACAACGTTTAAAGTACGCCATTGTTTCAGCAAACGGTATTAATGATAAGACAAAGCTCGATATGATGGTTAATAACCTCCCAGCTCGTGATTCGTTATTCTTGCGGAAGTTTATCGACAACAACGAGCCTGGCATTGAGATGAAGTCCTGGATGGATTGTCCTTCATGCCTTGAACATTCGGAGGTGAGGCTGCCTTTAGGCGCCGCGTTTTTTTGGCCTGACGAGTGAGAATAAAGAAGTCTATCTAGAGCAGATCTTTAATCTTATGTATTATATGGGCTTCACGTATGTTGAAGCCTATAACATTCCTATTTGGGTTCGAATATGGATGATAACGAGGCTGAACAAAGAACTTAAGCGAGCGGGTGATGCTGGTTCTCGAGCCGCTCACCAGAATGATCCTGAGACTCGCGCTCTAATGAGTCGTCACAGGTCACAAGTACCGTCAAAATTGCGTAGATTTACATAGTTATAGAATGAGGTGAATGATATGCAAAGTGTTAACGATACATTTCTCAGAGATTGTGCTCTTTACGTCAAGGGTGAGATATCAGAAATCAAGCTAAAGGGTAACAAAGATGCTGTGAACCTTTTTGCGAAAGTTCTATCAGAGTCCCGGCGCTTTTATGTAGCCCTACAGTCTGGTGAGATGAAGGATGTCATACCACTTCTAGAGAGGAAGAGGGCCGCCTCTAGGGCCCTACGTAAAAAGACAGGTTATGTTTGGCCCCTATGATCAAATAAAGGGCGCAGATTCTCGTTCGTTATATTTAATGGTAAGGTAGCGTTAACGAGAAGTGTAAGAGCATAGCATGGCTGATTCAAAAGAATTACAAACTCAACTACAGATTAATCAGCAGATCAACAAAGTTCTGGCTGACCGTGCTAAGCAGATGGACGCTCTATCTAAGCAGATAGGCGGCCAGGCGCAGCTTGCTAAAGAGCTGTGCAAAGCGATGGAGTGTCAAGATCTCGACGGTCTAGAAGACAGAATAGCTGGTCTATCTTCAACACTTAGCTCTGCTGCTGAGGAAGCTTCAAAGGCTGGTGGTGCCCTAGACAAGATGGGCCAAGACGGCCAGAAGTCTACCGGCGGTCTCGGGGACACTCTCGGTAATATACTAAGTAAGTTTACACCGATGAAAGCCGCAGCTGTTGGTGCTGCATCTGGAATGATGAAGACATTCAGCCGTCTGCCAGGGATGTTCAGTATGATCTCTGGCGGGATCGGTAGCGTTGTTGGTGGCCTATTCAACGTCGGTAAGTCTATAGTCGGTATTCCGTTTCAGGTCTTGGGCGAGTTCACGAAAGCTGCTGCATCTACAACCGGCGGAGTCAATGAGCTTCGCCAAGCCATGGAAGAGCTTAAAGGCGAGATGGGCGACTTGTCGAAAGGCGAAGGCGCCGCCGTTATGGAAGGGTTTGACAACTTACGCTCTTCGTCATCGGCTTTAGCGCAATCTGGTCTAAGCGTAAGCCAAGTTTTTGGATATGGCTCAGGTGGTGCCGCTGCCATGCTAAAGGCGGTTGGTGAGATAGCAAAAGCCGCAGGCCCTCAATTCTCAATGCTGAAAGATCAGATCGCCGGCGCGGCTGACAAGATGGTCATGATGAACAAGGGTCTTGGCATGACCAATGAAGCCCTTGCTGAAATGGCAAGAAAGGCCCACAATACCGGTAAGGATGTAGGGACTGAGCTCGTTGAGATGGGTTCAATGGCTATCCAGATGGGTAACAAGTTTGGCGTTTCTGCCAAGACGATCGGTAAAAACATGTCTGCTCTTACTGAAGATGTTGCAAACTTCGGTAACATGAGCAAGAAAGAACTTGCTGCTACTGCTACCTACATGGCTAAGCTTGGTATGGAAGCAAAAGACCTACAGGGAGTTATTGATAAGTTCGATGATTTTGAATCTGCCGCCGGCTCCGTAGCACAGCTGAACCAAGCGTTCGGTCTCCAGCTTGACACTATGGAAATGATGAACGCGCAAAACCCAGCTGAGCGTATTGACAAGATGCGTGAAGCATTCCATGCTGCCGGTAAATCCGTCGACGACATGTCAAGAGCAGAAAAGAAGCTAATGGCTGAACAGATGGGTCTGTCCGTTTCTGCTATGGAGAATGCGCTAGCCACAGAAAACATGGGCGTTGCTTATGAAGACATGGAGGCGGCAGCTGAAGAATCCGAAGCCAACAAGATGTCTGAAAAAGAAGTCATGCTTGAGCTCTCGAAATCAATCCAGAAACTAGTTCATAGTGGTCAGGGTGTCGACGGCTTCTTTGATGCATTCGCAAAAGGTTTCAGCCGGGGGTTCGCTCAGAATAAAGAGTATAAAGAATCCATAATGGAGATCAAGAAAGCTTTCAAGGTTGTTATGGACTTCGGCAAGAAGCTCGGCGGGATGTTTGCTGATTTGATGGGTAAACTCGGCCTCTTTGATGCTGTCAAGAAGATCTTTAATGCAGAAGCCTTAAAAGGACTTTTCGATAAGCTGACAGGATATTTCCAAAAGTTCTCTGATTCTATTTCTGGTGGCGGCGATTATAGCATAGTTGATCTTATAAAAGATGTATTCGGGGATGTCTATGACTATATAACAGGCGGAGCCGGTGCAGAAGGTGCCAGTGCCTTCAGCAAGTTTTTTGAGAATATCATTCGTGTTATTGGTGATGCGCTAGCAGACTTGATCCCATTCCTCGCCACGAAGCTCGGTGATCTTATGAATAGTGTTGCCAGCTTCTTATCCGACCCCGGAGGACTTGATGGCGCATCTGACGGCCTATCTACCGGCATCGGCGGTGCGTTTGCTGACGCATTCGCCAAGATTGGACCAGCGCTTCAAGATGCATGGCCGCCGATTTGGGAAGGCCTACAAAACATGTTCTGGGCAGTGATGGATAGATTCGGGCCATTGATCTTCAAGGTCATGGCTGGTATTGTTGCATTCAATGTTGCGAAAGCTGTTGTCGCTGGTTTGATAGAAGCTGCCGGCGCAGCCATTGTCGCGAAGATTGTTGGCTTTTTCACTGGCGACTTGGGTGGTAAGGTAGGAGCAGGCCTAGAGAAAGAAGGCGGCGACGCCATGAAGAAAGAGGGTGGCGGTTTCTTTGAGGGCTTAAAAAGCATGATTGAAAAGATCGGAGAGATAAGCCCTAAAGACGTCGTCAAAGCCGGATTTAACCTTACAATACTCGCCGCCTTCGCAGGGATTTCTCTAGTCTTGTTTGCAGGAGCCATCGCATTAGCCTATGCTATATTAAAAGATGTGCCCTTCACAGGCTTGCTCAAGGTATTTTTAGCCCTAGCAATAGCGATAGCAGCTATGGTCCCCTTTGTGTTTGCCGCACTCATGATGGAACCGACAACGATTACAACCGCCGGTCTCATGATGCTTGTCGGTGCGTTGTTCTTTACTGTGTCTGTAGTCGCTTTTGCGGCAGGGATCAGAATAGCATACGAAGTATTGAAGGCTATTCCGTTTGTAGACTTTGTTAAAATACTTGGGATGCTGGCGCTGACTCTAATGGCTACTATTGCTCTTGGCGCTGTCGGTATGCTCTTTGGATCATTCGTGACAGCAGTACCAATAATGATAGTCGGTATGGTCGCCGCAGCGCTACTGTTCACAGCAGGTGTACTGATATTTGGGAAAGCCCTGCAAGAGCTTCTGCCTACGTTCAAGAAGATATCTGACAGCCTACCGATAATCGGGCCAGCTATTGGGGCGATTATAGTCATGGTCGGAATAATAGCAGGTATGGCCGGTCTCGGTGTGGCCTTCGCGGCAATTGGAATTTTTGCTCCAATTCTGGCGGGCGGATTTAAGGTTGCCGCCGACTTCTTCGTTGGTGCGATGGGTGATATCAAGCGTATGATAAGCGCTCTCATGTCTCTGGAGATACCGAACGTTGATGACGTCGCCAAGAGAATAAACGTTATTGCCAAAGTCGCCGAAGTGATGCAGTCTCTTGCGGGTATCGGGCTCGATGCAGCGAAGCTGGGTGTTGTATCGCAGTTGATGGGTGGACCATCTATGTCGGAAATATTCACTTCAATCGGCGATCTTCTTGGGAAGATTACTGATTCGCTCGTGACGATCATGGTTACCCTCGTATTTCTCGCAGGGGTACTTCCTGACGGCTCTGAAAAGAAAGTGGAAGTCATCGCTGGTGCTCTTGGTGCCGTCGCTGAACTCGCGTCTGCATTGATGACACCGCTCCAGGCGCTCTCGGAAATATCGAGTGGCATGTTCGGCAAGGACGTCGCGAAAACAATGGGAGCAATCGTTGACGGTATAATCAAGCTTTTAGACGCGATTAAAGATACTCTACCCGATATGCTTTTAACTCTTATTGTGATGGCTAACTTAGTCGGAGATCCAGAGAAGGCCGGCCCAAGGATGAAGGTTGTTGTCGATGCTATGGCAGCGGTTGGGAATTTCGCCAAAGCTATTGGAGACGTCTCCAAGCTCATACCTAAAGATGATAGCTGGTTCGGTGGTGATGATTTGGCTACGAGAATAGGACAAATGGCAAAGATGATAACAACCATCGTTAATTCTGTCAAGAACGAGATGCCGAAGCTCATCAATGCTGTACTTGACGCCGCGGCGGGTCTAGGTGATGATGCCGCTGTGGAACTGGCGTTGAAGAAAGTTGATGTTGTCTCCAAAGCCATGGCCGCTGTTGGTTCTTTTGCCGATACAGTATCGAAGTTGTCGGGCATGCAGGTTCCTGAAGGATCTTCTGTCGGTGGCCTTGTTAAGAATGTCGTCCAGGGTATGGTCAGCTCTCTCACTGGAGAGAATAGCATTGCGACCCTGTTCACCACACTCGAATCGATGACGCTTAATGAAGCGGCTTTGACCACACTTGACACAGCGGGTAAGATGACCAAGGGTCTTATCGACTTCTCTCAAGCACTCACTGAGTTGACGACTGCTTCGGAAGGAATGGGACCAGCTGAAACTATGGGCGCTGCCGTCACAGCGATGGTGGATAACGCAAAGGCTGCGATAACTGCTCTAAACAGCGTTGGAGAACTCAACGCCAAAGTAGCTCTTGATAATTTCGCGAAAGCGATCGGGACAGGCGATGGCCAATTTAACGTTACCAACGAACCGGTAAATATTACTCTTAATGTACAGGTTACCATGGATGCTGACAAGGTCGGCAAGGTCTTGGTAGATAAATCTGTTATGACCACCGCGCTAGCATCAGCAGAAGGATAGTAAAGTGACTAAAGGTATAAACGGTGAAGATCAAGATAGAGCAGCTCTTAGAGAGAAGTTTTTAGAAGACCTAAGAAAACTTGAGAAACTTGAAGTACCGCTTCCGATGCGTAATCTGTTAGAGATCATTGAATTGGTTAAGAAAGACGAGGAAGCTCTAGAAGTTTTAAGAGAAGAGATACTTAAAAATCATGGCCAATGAAAAAGACTACATTCCAGAAGGTTCAAGCCCAAACGGCGCCGTTAAAGAGGGCGATGACCTGAGCACCTCTGCAAAGGCCACGCTGGGGTCGTATCTGAGTTCTCTGACCAAGTCTCCTGACACTAAGAATGCTTTTCCAATAGATGATAATCCTATCGCTGAAACGTCTCTTAGGGGTACATCTGGACTACCAGCAGAATTTAAGACGGGTGGAGCCGATGAGACTCAAGGATTTACAAGAACGTTCCCGACGGGTGGGAAGTCGTCCGAGTCAGCAGTTAATAATTTTGAGACATTAAGCAA